TTGCCGCCCACCCGGTAGGACAGGCGGTATGCGATCGCCGTTTGGACCTCAGCCCACGAGACCTGCACCAACACCTGCGCCTGCGCCTTGACCCGGTACAGGCTTTCTTGCACCGATAGACCGCTGGGCGCGGGCGGCATGTCTGAGAGAATCGTCATCGAGCGAGGCTGCATGGCCAGCCCTTGCTCGATCGCTGCGTACTTGCTTGGGTTGTGAGCCAGGGCCGTGACTTCATGCACACCAGGATCGCGCTCAGCAACGGCAACAACACGAAAGAGCTGCGGCTCAATGATCGAGGACGCCAGTACCCAAATGGCTCCTGCTTGGGGTGACTGGCTAAATGCAATGGTCACAGTGAGCGTTCGCCCCGATACGGAGCCAACCAAGCGCTCTTCGACCAGGCCGCTGGGCAAAATCACAGAGATGCGCCAAGGCAGATCTGCAGGCAGGTCCTGGTCGAGCGTCACGGTCGTGGTGCAAGCAGCCGCGATCCGCCCGCCCAAACGCATGCCGCCGCGCACCGGGTCGGCCACCTTGATGACGTCCCCCGGGCGAGTCACCGCGCCTTCTAGCCCTGTGCGAAAAGTAACGATCTCCGACTCGGATTGCTCGGAGTACAAAAGCCACTTGCCCAAACGGTGCGCTTGGCCGCGAGAGGTGCATCCAAGGGCGACTACTTCAGTTTGCACGATGCCGTAACGGGTGATGCCAGCGGCATCTTCTACGTACTCCACCTTCTGCCGGTAGAAATCCTCCGGATCGTTCCAAGTCACCAAGGCTACGGTGTGACGCGCCTTGGCCGATGACCCCTGATACGCAAACTCGCCACCTACAACGTTGCTCGATGTGAACTGGTAGACCGGATCGCTGGGTGCATCCTGCGTGACCGTGATCGAGCCGCCCGACCAGTACACCATGCCTCGAAAGATCGAGGCCATGTCCTGAACAACCTTGTAGGCCTGTTCGCGCGTTTGCAGGTACAGGTTGCACGTAAAGCGGGGCTCAAAGCCACCCAGGCCATTGGGGACCAACTGATCGCAATACTGTGCCACCCGATAGAGCGCCCATTTATCGACCTGCGCCTCGGGGATGTAGCTGCCCAGACCATACCGGGTGCTGGTGACCAGATCGTAGAAGCACCAAGCTGGGTTGTCGGTCCAAGCGATCTTAAAAGTGCCGTTCCAAATACCGCTGTAGTCGCGTGTGGATGCATCGTAATTAACAGGTACACGCACACGCAGCAGTTTCATGTCATAACTGCGCCGGGGAATGGCAGAAAACTGCGAGGCGTCAACGCGCAGCGCAACCAGCGCGCTGTTGGGGTAGCGCAGCTTGCTCTCAATGACCTCGGTATAGGACTCAAGGAAGGTCTTGTTTTGAACGGAGGCAGCCGTTGCGTCCGCCGTTATTCGGCGCACACGAATTTCCCAAGGCCCTGTACCACTCAGCGCTACGTAGTAGCTTCGCTGGTACTTGGTCGTGGTTTTGCCGGAGATGGTGTCGTTGATGACTTCAACAAAGCCCCCGCCATTGATCTGGCGGTCGATGGCAAAGTTGACCGTGCTGCCACTCAAGTCACCATTGGTCGTGTCCTGGTTGGTCAGTTGCGCCGTGCTCACTTTCACACGCACGGCATCCACATCTGGGTCGGTGATCGAGCGCACAACGCTTTGGCTTGCTTTGATTTCAACGCCGACCGCCACCTCGTTTTCCACTGAAGAAAAACCGGGGACGTAGCTTTGCTGCTGCGTGCCGAGCCTGGTTTCCAGCGTCACACCCGAAAAATTGTTGGTGCCATCGGCGTTTTCAATCGGCGTGTCATCCAGGTACACCGACCTCAGCCCATCCACCAGCCCTTCGATTTCACCCTCGCAGATCAGGTCGACCACGCGCGCATAGGCTTTGGAGCGAAGACTGTCGGGCGCTTCTTGCGCCACGCGCGCACTGGCACCACCGCCCTTACCGCCGCCCCCACCACTACCACCTGAACCAATAATCAAGCCACTCATACCGGTATCTCGCTCACGTCAATGCCAGCGCTGATCACAGCAGAGCCTACGATCAAGCGGCCATAGCCAACAGGCACGGGATGCCCCTGTGCAGTGGTGTTGACGGCCCCATTGAAGCTGTAGCTGGGCTTGTTTTCTGCCCGCTCAGACGGCTCAGATGCTTTGGGCGTGGGTGCGATCATCTGTGCGACCCCGCCCAAAATCATGGATGTGCCCACTGAATAAAGCGTAGCTTGCGACAAAAATGCACCTGAAGCGGCCCACCCCATGGGGTTCCACCAAGCAACGGCAATGAGGGCCGCACCCAGCAAAATTTGCCCCAAGCCATTTCCGCCTGCACCAGAGACGACCGGGGCAAGCGTGATGCGCAAAGAGCCCGTTGGCTCGTGCAGACGCTCAAGCGTCAAAGGATCGCGCCCCGCAAGCACTCTATAGCCCACACCCCGCTCACCGGAGGCCACCAGTTCGCGCTCGAAAGCTGGGAAGTTAGCTGCAAATGCGCGTATGGCTTCCGCCGCCGAGGAAATGGCGAGCTGGTGCCTGCGCCCAAAGCGCCTGCCGAGTTCACCGAGAAGAATGACTGTGACCATCTTTAAATTGGTATCGCAAAACGTGTGTCGTGACTTTTTGCCAGTAGCCGCCATAGACATCCCGGCTCGACAGCCTGCCTTGCAAGTGGTGCAAGATGAGACCATCGCCCAAGTAGACAGCGGCGTGATTAGGAACGGGGGAAGCCACCTGCATCAAGAAGCAGTCACCCGGTTGAGGATCATCTGATTCAAGCGCCTGGAAACCAGCATCAGCAAAGTTCTTCAAGTAAAGGTTCTCACCGCGCTTCCACCAGTCGTCAAAGCGCTCGTAGTTGGGCAACGCGATGCCGCGTTCTGATTGATACCAGTCGCGTAGCAGTGCATAGCAATCGAGCACACCGTGGGACCACTCACGCCCCACCAACGGGGCGATGTAGCCGCAAGGCTCAAGCTGCGCCCAGTCTTCACTGGGGATGCCCACGATGTACCAAGGCAAGCCGCTGGCCTCGCAGGCAACTTTGTCAGCCTGACTCGGAGTCGGCGGCAAGCCCGGGTGGCTGTGCACCACACCCACGATCTGCCCTTGGTCATCGGCTGCCGCATAGTCCTCGGGGTGGATCACAAACTGATCAGTTCCCACCCCCATATTTCGGCAGCGCCAATAGACTTCTCGCCCTTTGCGAATCACAAGCAGGCCACAAGACTCCCGTGGCAACTCTGCGCGGGCGTGCTCGAGCGCTGAAACTTTCGAGTCTGGAGACATCACCGAAAGAGTCCTGCAGCAGGAAACCCGCCAAAGGGCAACTCTGCGCTTTGCCCGAACCGCGCCTGGCATGAGGACAAGCGCTTGCCGCAGATGTCTTGAGCGCTGCTACTCACCGACTGATCGTTGGCATCGAAATAGCTGGTGCCGGTGTAGCTGCATTCGGACGCCCGGTAGCGCCAGGGGCAGACGTTTTGCACAATCTGGCGGCGCGGCAGGGACACCCCTTCCAAATCAAAAGAGGCGGCCAGTTCGAACTCCACCACATCACGCGTTTCACGCGACTTGCGATCAACGTAGTACATGTCATCGGCAAACTCGGCGGACGGGTCTGCCGTTGCATTCAGAGCACCGGGAAAGTTCTGGGCGTCGAGATACTTTGCAAGGGTTCTTTTACGGGTGATCTTGGCACCGATAAGGTCCTGATAGGTCAGGACCAAGGCGGTGATCGTTCCCGTGACATTTGCCACCCGAAGGCGTGGCCTTGGCACCTGGCCGTTGCCATTGAACTCAAAGCCCTCGACCTCGATGGGGAACGCCTCATAGGCGTTGCCCTGCCAGACCACGCGCTGCTGCAATGCATTGGTGCCCGCATGAAAGCGCACCGGTCCCTGCCCAAAGAGTGCGAGATCCAGCACAAAAAGCTCAATCACGCTGCTGGGCGCAAGCTTTTGAATCTCTGAAGCGATAGCTTGTACGGTCATGACAGGTCAAACACTTGCTTGAAAGTAGAACGGACTGACTCGACGTTGGGTTCATCCAGCGACCGGCTCCATTCCTCACACACAAATTTGGCTGCGGTGCCGCCGGGCGGAGTCCAGTCAAAGGCTTGAACGCCACCTCGAGCCCGCAAAAACGCATCGATCGTGGCCGCCTCCACGCTTGTTCGGCCCCTGAACTCAAGCGTCCATACCTGCGCCTGGGTGTTCAGGCCAAAGGCCAGCCGCTGCTCATAGCCGTCGCCAAAGGCAACGCGGCGAACAGAGGGCCGTATACCGACATTGGCACCGGTCGACGCTGTCCAAGTGAATGTCGCCATTACGCGCTTCTCCTTGCATCAAGCAAGCCACCTGCGCGCTTTTGAGCGAGCAACTCCATTCGCACTGCATTGGCAATGGCTTTGCCCAAATCTCGACCACCCGGGTCATCTCCCTGGCTAGATGTGCCTGCACCTGCTCCTGCAACGCTGACTGAGATGTTGAACACATCGCCTCCCCCAGCACCACCGCTCATGGTGACTGGGATGGAACGACCATCTGGCAGCGGCACATAAGCCTCGGGCCTTGACCCCTCGCCGAAAAGCGCAAGTTGGGGTGAGTTGGCGATACCGCCAGAGGCGTAAGTTCTCAAACCCATGGGACCAGCCGAGGTCATCACACCGCCATCAGCGAATCCGAAGAAGCTGCTCATGGCTTTTGCCAATGGCAGCGTGATGGCTCTTTGAATTTGGATGCGAATCAAATCGGAAATGATCGAGTTGGCCAGCGAGCGAAAGTCCAACTTACCGGTCATCACAAAGTCCACCAGCGCGTCTGTCATCCCGTTGAATGCGCGCAAGGTGGCTGACTCCATCTGCTTGCCAATCTGCTCGGCCTCCTCGGCCACCGATCGAAGTCCTTTCGCAAAGCCCGCCTCGGGATCAGACATCTCCTTGACGCGCAGAGTCAAAAGCGATGCACCATCTGCGGCCTGACGCGCCGCCTCTTCAATCCTTGTAAAAACATCTGCAAGTTTTT